CACACCCACAATGAAGCGGACGGCCAGACAGTCAGCTTCGCGGACCCGTTCACCGTGGGCGGCTTCAGCCTGGCGTTCCCCGGGGACCCGGCCGGACCTCCCCAGGAGGTCATCAATTGCCGATGCACCACTTATGCGGTGTTCGACCCCGCAGACCTGAACCTAGAGGACAACGGCGCGATCATCACGTTGAACGCCGCCGCGTATGAAGAAGGGGACGCCATGGCGGACCAGAAGGACACCCGGTACGTGGCCGTCTCCGGCCCGATCGTGGTGGGCAACCGGCGCACCGGGGACCGTCGTCAATTCGACATCGACACCCTGTCGTGGCAGGAAGAGGGGGCCACGCCCGCTTCCCTGGAAATCCCGCTGGGCTACCAGTACGAGCGGAGCCACGGCGGCACCAACGACAAGACCACGCGCGTGGGGCGGCTGGACCGCATCGAACGCGAGGGGGACCAGCTCATTGCGCACGGGGTCATTGACCTGAAGGCCCCGTGGGGCTTGGAGGCGGCCCGCCTCATGGGGACCCGGGAGAATCCGGGCATCCTCGCGGGGGTCTCCATCCTCATCGATGAGAACCCGGACGGCCCCGGCCTCACGGTGGAGTACCAGTTCGCCGAAGGTTGCGACATGGCCGCCGAGACGGAGGAGTTCGACCCGGCTTGCGCCGAACCTGAGCGCACGATCGTCACGGACGGCGCGCGCATCCGGGGTGTGGACCTGGTGGACATTCCCGCTTTCGCGGAAGCTCGGCTGTACCTGGACGAAGACCTCCCGGAAGACATCGAAGAGCCGGAGGACGACAATGCCGAAGCTCTGACGGCATCGGCGTACACGATCACGATTCCTGAACTTCCCCCGGCGGAGTGGTTCGCCGAGCCCACCGAGGTCCCCGAGATCGGAGCCATCACGGTAACTGAGGACGGCCGGTTCTTCGGATATCTGGCACCGAAGCACGTGGCCCATCGGGGCTTCTCCAAGAAGCGTGTCACGGTCCCTGTGGGGAACGTGGACTACGGGATTTGGATGAACCGGGCCACGCTCGTGGACGACGGACACGGCGGATACGCCAAGATCGCCACGGGCCCGATCACCATGGATTGCGGCCACGCTCCCATGAGCGGGGCCGTCAAGGGTGCGGCACGCCAACAGCATTACGACAACGCGTGTTCGGTCGTGGCAACGGCGCGCGTCGGGGAGAACTCCCGGGGTGTGTGGATCGCTGGGGCCCTGATTCCGGGGATCACCCCTGAACAGGTCGCTCGGATGATGGCGTGTCAGCTCTCCGGGGACTGGGGACCGCACCGGGAGAAGCCGGGCAAGCGCGAGCTTGCGGGGGCCCTCCTGGTCCCGCGTCCCGGATTCCCCACCGCTCACCACTCCTTCACCCTCCAGGGTGGGGAACTAGCCCGCACCATGACCCCGGTTCGATTCGGCACGTACGCCGGAGTAGACGAGCCGGTGGGCATGAAGGCGGCGGCGGACCGGATGGCGGCTCAGATTGGGCGCGATCGGGAAACCCGCATGAAGGAGTTCGCGTACGAACTCCGAACGATCCTGAAGGGGGATTAACGATGGGTTGCGCATGTGGCAAGAAGAAGGGCTCCATCTCGGTGTTCTCCACCGAGGAACAGGCCCGGATCGCCAAGCAACGGAACGTGAAGGTCCAGACTTCGGCCGGTTCTTCGAACGGTCGGCGGACGGACTGGAACACCGCGAACACTCAGGCAAAGACGGCCAACGCCTCCTAACTTACGATTCGAAGGCGAATTTAGGATTTCGCCTGTGAATCGTATGTACAATCCAAGTATCCACCCCGCTACGCAAAGGAACAGAGATGTCTAAGGACAATGAGGCGGGGCCGATCCTGCCGGACGGGGGCGAGGAGCTGACGGCCGCTCTGGCGGCTATTAGCGACTCCGCCGAGCTGTCCAAGATCCGTGACGAGCTGGTGAAGCAATTCGACGCGCTCTATGCCAACGGCGAAGGCGTGACGGCGGACAACTTCCCCCAGCTCGAAACCCTCAAGGGCCAGATCCTCGCAGTGAAGGAGCGCGACGCGGCCCTGACCGCCGAGCGTGACGACCTGGCGCAGCGGGCGGCGGCACTCCGTGACGCCATCAAGCCCGCCGAAGAGGCGAAGGCCGACGACACCGACGCCGACAACGGCGAGGAGGGCGACACCGACAGCGTGGACGCCAAGGCACAGGAGGCCCCGGTTCCCGTGGCCGCCGCTTCCCAGGAGGTCATCACGGCCGCCGTTACGGCCGCCGTGGGTGAGACCATGAAGGCGTTCGCCGCTGACTACCTGAAGCCGGAAGCGGGCCTGAACCGCCGTCTCCGGCTCGGCGAGATCGCCCAGTACGCACCGGACGCTGAGGTCCACGAGGAGCGTTCGGAAGCGGTCATCGTCGCTTCCGCTGACGTTCCCGGGTTCCAGCAAGGCGGACGCCTGGAGAACATCGGCCAGCTTGCGGAGGCGATGCACAAGCGCGCTCGTATGCTCCCGATCTCCCGCGACGGAGACCCGAACATCTTCCCCGTGGCTTCGCTCCAGCGCGAGTTCAATTTCACGCTGAATGAGAACTCCACGCCGGAGGACATGGACGCGGTTCTCAAGGCCGCATCGGACACCGAGGTTCTGACCGCCGCTGGCGGATGGTGCGCTCCTTCGGAGATCTCCTACGACTTCTTCAACATCGTGTGTGAAGACGGCATGATTGATCTCCCTACGGTCGGCCTGAACCGTGGCGGTGTCCAGTACCCCACGAGCCCTTCGTTCGGCGATCTGGCCGACATTGACGGCATCGTGTGGACCTGGACCGAAGCCGACGACATCGAAGCGGTGGACTCCGCTTCCATCTTCAAGCCGTGTGTTCGTGTCGAGTGCCCCACGTTCGTGGACCGCCGGGCCGACTGCTACGGCTTCTGTGTGACCGCCGGAAACCTGGTGGACTACGCATACCCCGAGCTGATTACCAACTGGCTCCGCCTGGTGATGGCGATTCGTGCGCGCGCGACCAACGCTCGCATCATCGACATCATGTTGAACGGCGGCGGGTCGGGCGACGCCATCACGCCGTCCATCGCGGTCAACCACGCTGGTCTCCTCGGAGCCACCACGTCGGCACTCCTCAGCTCCATTGAGCTGAGCGCCATCGACTACCGCGAGAAGTACTCCATGTGCGCGGAAGCCGTGCTGGAGGTCGTACTTCCCCGTTGGGCCAACGCGGTCATCCGCGCTGACCTCGCGAACCGCGACGGAATCTCGGTGTTCGGCGTGACGGACGCGATGATTGCGGACTGGTTCGACGTGCGCAACGTTCGCGTTCAGTTCGTCGGGGACTGGCAGGTCCGCGCGGCCGGAGATCCCGGCGCAGCGACGCCCGCCACCGCATGGCCGACGACCATGGACTACATGATCTTCGCGCCTGGCACCTTCGTTCGCGGCAACTCCATGTCCCTGGACCTAGGCGTTGTCCGTGACTCGGTGCTGAACGCGACGAACGACCACACGGCGGCATGGACGGAGGATTGCTTCGCGATCCTCAAGCCGGGCCACGAATCCCGCGTGGTCACCGTAGACATCTGCGGTTCGGGCGAGATCGGCTCGCGCTCCATCGTGTGCGCGTAAGCGGACCTGAGACGAAGAGAGGAGGTGAGCGGCGATGAGTCGCGGAAGGTTCAATCTTGGAAGTGACGCCCTGCCGTTCACTTCCCCGTCGTTCGGTCTGCTTTCCCCGGCAACGACGCAACTGGAAGCCCTGAATTCCAAGTGGAAGATGGGTCTCCAGTGGCAATCAGTTTGCCCTGACGCAGACGGTACGTATGGGGAATGCACGGACCCCGCTGGAAACCCACTCCCGGCTCCCAAGTCGGAAACCTGGGAGTGGCTGACGCGAGGAGCTACGCCGGTTACGGTGTACAGCCGCGCTGACTGTGCCCCGGTGGGGGAGTGGGGTCAACTCTCTACCCGTAACCAACAGGCGTTGATTCGCTCGGAGGCTCGGGAGCTGGAGCGCATCTTCTGGACTGGCGAAGCTGAAGAGGGAAGCGGGAACATCACCACGTTTCCCCACCTCGCAGCGGACGCCGCTGTGATCGATGGGGACGACCTGATCCAGCCGTCCGCCACCCTGGTGTCCAACGTCGCGCAAGAGATCGTGATCGGTCTGGGAATGCTGGAAGCGGCCATGCGGGATTGCTATCCCGGTGTCGCCACAATCCACATGCCCATCCGGCTCGCGGCAATCGCGGCGGATCATCACCTGATTGAATCCCGAGGTGGGGTCATGTACACCACCACGGTGGGCTCCAAGGTCGTGATCGGCGACTACCCAGGGACGGGCCCGGACGGAACCGAACCGGCCGCCGGTCAGACCTGGATGTATGCCACGGGCGAAGTCTTCTACATGCGGGAGCCTACGCCGCACACCTTCACCGCCGTGGAATCACTGGACCGGAACGTGAACACGCTCAGCATGATTGCGGAGCGTACCTACGTGATCGGTTGGGATTGCTGTCTTCTGGCAATCGCAATCCTCAATGGTGAACTAACGTCACCTTAGCCCCGAAAGGAGTAATTATGTCCATCTGCGCAAATCCCATTCGGGGTGAGGTAGCGCGCTTCACGCTCCTGAACGCCTGTGGCGTCCCCGTGACGGGGGACGGCTCGGCTCAGGTCACCACGGACGCGTGGACCGAAATCACGGCCACGCCCAACTACGAGGACGGAACCCGGCTCCTCCAGCGGAAGGCGAACGGCCAGCCGTGCGTCAACGAACAGGAGCCTTCGTTCCTGAACTGGGTGGACCAGGTTACCAACCTGTGTACCCTGGACGTGGATCTGATCGCCCTGGTGTTCGGCGATGACCCGATCGTGGACGGCTCGGAGTTCTCCGGCGTCACCTTCGGTTCGGGCCTCCTGAACGCCCGCTTCTCCAAGGAGATCTGGCAACCTGTCGCAGGTGAAGACGCGTGCGACGCCGAAGGGAACCAGCGCTGGATTTACTGGGCGTTCCCGCACGAATTCAACGCGCGGGTCCAGGAACTCACCTTCACCAACGACGTGTTTACCTTCGGGTTCGCGTCGATGACGAAGCCCGCATCTCCGCTGTGGAACATCGGGGACCCGTGGCTTGCCGACAGCCCCACGGCAACGTGGGACCCAGGGAAGCATTTCGCCTTCAACATCACCACGGTTCAGCCTCCGGAGCCCGCTTGCGGGGCTCTGGAGATCGAGAGCTGATAGGATAGACGGGCAGATGTAGCCCATCGCACGGGGAGCGCCTTACCAGTCACCGGGTCGGCGCTCCCCGGTCCTATGATCGGGGGAGAGATGACCGAAGACCTGAAGATTCCGAAGAGGCTCCACTTCGTATGGCTGGGAAGCCCGATGCCGGAGCACATGCGGCGGAACGTATCCGAGTGGCGACGCCTGAACCCGGACTGGCTGACGTACGTCTGGACGGAAGAGAACATTCCCATCCTTCGCCACACCCGGTTGTATCGCCAAGCGAAGGACTTCGTTCCTCGGGATGCGGTATACCAGTTCAAAGCTGACATCATCCGCCTGGAACTCCTCTACGACTTCGGCGGCTTCTACGCCGACACCGACACGCGTCCGCTCCGTCCACTGAGGGACGCTCTCAGGGGCCTAGAGGTTTTCGCAGCGGCGGAGGACCGCAACTGGATCGGGAACACCTACCTGGGGGCGACGCCAGGTCACGCCATCTTCGCGGATCTCATCGCGGGCCTGGCCTCCAACGCTCAGCGCCTCAAAGGCAAGCGCCCGAACCACCTCTCCGGGCCCCGCTACCTGACACCGATCTGGCGTGCTCACGGCGGCTACGTTGCGCCTTCGCGCGAGTGGTACCCCTACAGCTACACCCACGTGAAGAACGGGAACATCCCGTCCGACTACGATACGAACGTGTTCGCGGTTCACGAGTGGAACCACACCCAAGAAATCATGGAGGCCCGGCGTGCTGGAGCTTAACGAACTGGAGACCCTGGACGGTCTGATCTCGGCGGAGGTGGGGGAACTCCTCCACAACCAAGCCGCTGTCGTTCCCGCAAGTAATGCGATCGTAGAGCTAGGGTCGTACAAGGGGAAGTCCACCGCTTATCTGGCGCGCGGGGCCAAGATCGGGTACGGCGCTCCCGTCTTCGCGGTGGACGCGTGGTCCGAGGAGGTCTCGGCGTGGCGGAACCGCGTGCTGGAGCGCCTGCCTTCGGCCACATACCGCGAGTTCCTGAACCAGCTCACCCGGGCCGGAGTCAAGGACCAGGTAACCCCGCTCCGCTCCATGACGACGCTGGCGGCGGAGATGTGGGCGGACATGGAAGGCGGACAGTCGGTGGGCCTCCTCTACATCGATGGGGACCACCATTTTGACGCCGTGCTGGCCGACTACCGCGCATGGCGTCCCCACCTCGCAGCGGACGCCCTGGTGGTCTTCGATGACTACGACACCGACACCAACCCCGGCGTCCTCGCGGCCGTCTCGGCACTCGCCGAAGCCGGGGAGATCGTCAACGTGGAGAAGCACGCCGGACGCCTTGCACTCGCCAACCCGGGCCCGAAGGTCGGGGTTCGCCTCCCAGGAGTCACGAAGTGAAGCTGGATTACAGCCCGCGCGGGTACTGGGACCGCCGCTACCGCGAAGGGCGCACCTCCGGCGCTGGGTCCGAAGGCGAAGAAGGCGCATACAAGGCTGATTTCGTCAACACCTTCATCCGTGAGCACGGCATCACGAGCGTCATCGACTGGGGTTGCGGGGACGGCCAAGTCCTGGAGCTTCTGAACCTCGGGGAGCGGGGGACGGAATCGTACGTGGCGTACACCGGGATTGACGTGTCCCCGACGATCCTGGACCGGATGCGGACCCGGTTCCGTGAGTTCGTCTTCGCCACCCCGGACGAAGCCCAGGTTCCCGGGGCGGAGTGGACCGCCGAACTCGCGCTCAGCATGGACGTACTGTTCCATCTGCCCGATGATGACGACTACTTCACGTATTTGAACCAGCTCTTCAACAGCGCCACGGCGTTCGTGCTGATCTACTCCACGAACCACGCCGGAGGGCGGACGGCCCGGCATGTCCTCCGGCGCGAGTTCACGCCCGACGTGGCGAAGCACTTTCCGGAATGGCGGTTGGTGCGCGTGGAAACTCCGCTCCACGAAGGGCTTGCGTCGTTCTTCGTGTATGAGAGGATTGCCTTATGGCTACACTCTCCGTCAAGATCATGGCGCACCCGAAGCGTGAAGAGTACATCCCGGACCTGGTGGCACGCCTGGGCCTGGAGGACTCGGACGTGGTATGGGACAACGACAACACGCGGTGGCACACGGGCCGCCGGGCCTGGCAAGCGATCGATCAGGACGCGGACTGGGGGATGGTGGTCCAAGATGACGCGCTGGTCTGCAAAGACCTCATTCCCGGGCTGGAAGAGGCACTGGACCACCTTCCCGAAGTGGGTGTGGTATCGCCTTACATCGGGACCCGCCGCCCGGCCGCAAACCAGGTGGAACAGGCGGTCAAAGCCGCGAAGGAGGCGGACGCCTCCTGGGTGAAGATGCCGTCCCTGAACTGGGGCGTGGCGATCGTCCTTCCCACCAACATCATCAATGGCATGATCCGCTGGTGCAATCAACAGCGGTACCCGCAGTATGACCGCCGCATCGGCCGGTACGCCATCGACGTGGAGCGCCTGAACACCTGGTGTCCGTGGCCTTCGCTCGTGGACCACCGGGACGGCCAGAGCCTTGTGGGCCACGGCCAGGGGCGGAAGGCCCACAAGTTCGTGGGTGAAGACGCTTCGGCTCTGGACCTGAAGTGGAACAAAGGGTATGTCACGCTGGGGAACAACCGCATGGTTGCCTCCCGCCGCTTCCCCGCGAAGCCTGCTGTCGGGTCCCCCACGCTCATGACCCGATCGCCGTTCGTGGCGACGAACCGCCAGGCGCAAGTCCTTCGGGTCCCCAAGCGCGTGGGATCAGGCTATGACGAGCCGCCACGTCGGCCCGCACCCGGTAACTAGCGGTACACTGAACACCACACGAAGGGGGTAGACGTGGCGATCACGGGACCTTGCGAAGCCTGGGAACTGGAGTGCGCCACGTTCCCCGAAGGTACGACCGCCGATCTTCAGGCGATGGCGGCCATGGCCGCAACCGAAGCGCTCTGGAACCGCACGAAGCGCCAGTTCGGCCTATGCACCGTGGAGCTTCGGCCATGCCGGAAGGATTGCTTCCCGGCGTGGCCGTGGATTCCGCTCCAGGGGTGGAACAACCTCACTGGCGGCGTATGGCCGTGGCCGCAACCGGCACTGGTGGGCGGGAACTGGATCAACATTGCGTGCGGATCGTGCTTCTCTGAGTGCTCCTGTTCGCACGTCTCCGAGGTACGGCTTCCCTACCCTGTGAACTCCATCGTTGAAGTGAAGGTGGACGGAGAGATCCTTCCGCCTTCGGCGTACCGCGTGGACAACTTCAACCTTCTGGTCCGCCTGGACGGGGAGGACTGGCCCCGGTGCAACGACCTGAACCTAGACGACTCCCAGCCTGGCACGTGGTCCGTGACGGCCCGCTACGGGGACGACGTTCCCGAGCTGGGCAAGCTCGCGGCCGGACAGCTTGCGGTGGAGATCGCCAAGCGCTGTGTGGGGGCCGGGGGCTGTGTCCTCCCCTCCGGCACGGTGCAACAGGTCTCGCGCCAGGGCGTCACGAAGGTGTTCTTCGATTCGGACCAGGCGTTCGCAAAGGGGATGCTCGGACTGTACTGGGCTGACATGTTCATTAAGACGTACAACCCCAGCGGCACCGGGACGGCCAACATCTTCGATATCGATGGGCCCAAGCCCCGCAGGGTGGGGACGGCGTAATGGTCTTCACGAACGCCAACCCGTTTGCCGGGTATGAGCTAGGCGAACACCTCCGGGATTGCATCCTTCCCTACCTGGAGGGGACGACTTCGGGCCTGCCCGCTCGGGTGTGCGTGACCACGGGCGAAATCGCGTGGGACGACTGCGAGTGCGGACAGCTCGCCATCTCCTTGACGAACCAGTACGAGACGGCCAGCTTTCCGGCCCCCTGGAGCGGGGAGGAGAACCAGGGAGTAGGCAAGTGCGGTCCGCCGCTCTTCGTCTTCCAGTACACCATCTCCATGACCCGCTGTTCGCCCACGGGCGAGGGGGACGACCCCCCGACGTGCGAGGAGCTGGGAGCCGCCGCCCGGGTGACCGTGGAAGACGCGTGGGCGGTCCGAGCGGGGCTCATGTGCTGTATGTGCGCGGGCGTCCGCCGACAGCCCGACACCGGTCGGAAGCTCTTTGATCGGTACTGGATCGGGCCCCAGGAAGAAGTGGGCCCCGGCGGCATGTGCCAAGGCTCATCGATCACGGTAGCCATCGCCGTGATGAACGGTGGCTACCCGTGCGGTATCAGTTAGGGGAAGGTCATGGTTCGGTCACGAGTCCGACACCAGTTCAACTACGGCCAGGTTCGCGTCCTCATGACCTCCCCTACCTCGGGTGTGGTGAAGAACCTCCGGGCCCGCGCACTCGCCACACAGGCGGCGGCTAAACAACGTCTTCGTGCCGATCCGCGACGTATCGACACCGGTAACCTAATCAACTCCATTCAGATTCGGGAGTACATCCGGGGCGGTGCTATCGTGGAGCGGATTGGTACGGATGTCGAATACGCGATTTACGTACACGACGGTACGCGCTACATGCGGGCTAACCCGTTCCTCGTGGACGGACTCCGGTCCGCAATGCGCCGATTCTGATAGGGGCAATGGGCTATGTCCATGAAGTCTTTCAAGACCCGGACGACTCAGGTCAACTTTGACATCGATGATGAGATGTTCTACCTGAAGGCAGGCATCGCGGCCGGGCAGATGTTCAACGTCTCCACCCTCCACGGGAAGATGCAAGCGGCGGCCGGGGACCCCGACAACAACGCCGGGAAAGTCCTCATGAAGGAGCTGTCCGAGATCTTCGAAGAGGAGTCCTTCTACCGCTTCGAAAAGCGGTTCTGGGGCGAGTACGGCCCCATTGACCTGGAGACCTTCAACGAAATCATCGAATGGATGTTCGGCGAAGCCCTGGGAAAAGGGACTACCCAGAAGTAATTTACCTCCTCTCGTGGGCCACGGCAGACGAGATCTGGCCTTACTTCGATGGGTGGTGTACTTCGCGGAACGTGGACCACTACGCCCTGGCATGGGATGCGTGGTTGAACCTGGTCTACTACTTCGCGGTTCGGAACGCCTCCAACGAAGACAAGAAGAAATTCGATGATGCGATTGCCGAAGCCGTAGCCGGATGGCACCTGGCGAAGGCCAAGCCCGTCATCGAAGAGGCACGGAAAGCCGCTAAGGCGGACCCGAAGCCGGGCCAGAAGCGCGAGCGTCGAATGCCTCCGAAGCCCGCCGGATGGGGTAGCGCGGCAACGAACACCTTCAATTCCAAGGCCGCTATCAAGACGCTGACCGCTGGAGGAGTGAGCGGCAAGAAACGCCGGAATTAGGCGGTAAGCTGTCACGGACAGTACATGCGTTTTGAGGTGCGGATATGGCGGGTCCACTAGACCGGGCGTTTGTCGAGATCACGGCGGAGCTGGATACTCGACAGGCGCAGCGTGCCGCAAACACCGCCGGGCGGGTCGTAGAGAACGAACTCACGGACGGCGTGCGGCGGGCTGAACAGAGCATGGCCCGCCAAGCGGCCCGGGTGGGTGAGACGGTCGGCCAGACGATTGCGGACACCACGGGCGAAGCCCTGGGCGATGGACTCCGGCGCAACGCCGCCGGACGGATCGTTGACGCCCAGGGCCGCTTCGTGTCCGCCGCTCGCGCCAGCGGGGAAGCCATCGGCTCCAGCATGGCCGAAGGCATCGGGGACGGTCTGGAGAACGGCTTCCGCCGGGACGTGAACGGGCGTCTCCGGGACCAGTTCGGCCGGTTCGTAGACGACGGAGGGAATGGCGGACGCCGGACCGGTACCTCCTTCGGAGACGGCTTCGGCGAAGGGCTCAGCGCCACGCTGTCGTCCATCGCGGGCATCCGCCTACCCGTGTCAGGGTTCGCGGTTTTCGGTGGCGCTCTGGCCGCCGCAGCGGCTTCAGCGGTACAGCTAGCCGCCGCCCTCGCGCCTGCCGTGGGAATCATCGCCACGCTTCCGTCCGGGATCGGCGTCCTGTCGGCCGGTATGTCCACGCTCAGCGTCGCCACGATGGGCGTGGGTGACGCCTTCGGGGCCGCCTTCGGCGATGCCGAAGAGTTCGAAGAGGCG